GCAGCAAAGGAAAGAATCCAGAAACTTAAACAAGCAGAGGTAATAGAAATAGATGAGCACTAAAGGAAGCGGCCCCCGCAAGGGGCACAACGCTGAGAAGCAGCGTAAGAACTACGACGATATTAATTGGAGTAAGAAACCATCTGCACCCAAGACGGAGCAGCCTAGATCTAAAAGTAAGTAATATGATCCTAAATAATAAAATATTAACACAAGAAGAAGCAAAGGAAGTATCCGACACGGTTTTATCCATGCGGGATAACTTCACTAAACGTGGTATATTTGATACGCTTGGAGCATCAGTATATTTGGATAACTTAATGGACTACGTGGATTTATCAGATAAGATGAATCCTTTGTTATATAGTAAGTTCAATAAACTTTATGAGAAGCTAGTTGAAGAAATTACTTTGATGATACACGTACCAGTTAAGTTGCATCCATACGGTGCTCTTCCTGGCTTTCATATATTTGGTGACGATTCAAATGGGCACCAAGGGCATAAACATATTGATCAACCATACCAAAGAATACTATGGCCTGAGCCTTTTCATATGCCATTCTCATTTACATTGGCGATCAATGTACCAGAAAAAGCTGGATTAGAAGTATGGCCAAAAACAAATACAGAGGAACCAGAATATGTAGACTACGAAGTTGGTCATATGTACTCCCATGTTGGTCACGTCATGCATCGCATTGCAGGTGTAGGCAATCCCACAGATAATAATCCAAGAATTACACTTCAGGGGCATGGTGCAATACTTAGTGACAGTCAAGAAGCTGTTATTTATTTTTAGGTAATGCCAATTAGCTTTACAGAGCACCCGATCATTCGGCCTCCTACAGACGAGGAGATAGTCCTGCTTGGTGAGCAGGACCCTAAGTTATTGGCTGCACTGCACGAAGCTCACGAAGGAAGGATACAAGCAGCAGAGGAAGACCCTATCCGCTACGGCTTTGACCTAGAGGGATGGGGCAGAATCCGTCATGGACTAAAAGCAAAGAATGAGGTACTGGCACTAGGTGGCAACAGGTCGGGCAAGACTACTGGCTGCGCCAAGATGCTAATGGAAGCTGTCACAGAAAGTATGGACGGCCATATCGTATGCTTTTCTCAGAACGCAGATACCTCTATTAAGGTACAGCAGGCCGCAGTATGGGAGATGATGCCAAGGGAGTTCAAGCGCAAGACTAAGAGCGTAGACGGATACATCAACTACTCTATGCAGAATGGCTTTACGGCTTCTTCGTTTATCTTCCCAGATACTAGGACCCGTGTAGACTTCAAGACCTACACGCAGTACAGTAATAACCAGACGATCCTAGAGGGCTTTGAGTTCGGGTTTAAGCAGCCCGCAGGGTTGAATATCGGGGCCTGGCTTGACGAATACCTAGGCGACGCTGCACTGGTCAACACCCTGCGATTCCGTTTAGCTACCCGTGACTCCAAGATGCTTATCGGCTTTACGCCGATTGATGGATATACACCTTTTATTTCCGAATACCTAAAGAACGCTGAAACGTTAAAGACCCGACCCGCTGCTTTACTCAAAGACAAAGCAGTACCTGTTGAGCAGTACAGCCCTGGCAGAGATGCAAGAGTTGTGTACCTGCACTCAGACGAGAATCCGTTTGGGGGTTACGAGCGTATAGCCAAGGACCTAGTCAACCAGCCTGAGTCAGAGATAATGGTACGTGCCTACGGCGTACCAGTTAAATCAGCAAATGCTTTGCTTCCTTACTTCAACACAGAGGTAAATGTACTTAACGAAAAGCCCAACAAGTACAAGATGGAGTTCCCCGACATTTCGGATAAGTTGGAGTTCACCTGCTATCAAGTAGTTGACCCCGCTGGGGCAAGGAACTACACGGCTATATGGGCAGGAGTAAACGAACTAGGGGAAGTATACATCCGCAAGGAGTGGCCAGACCGTGGCACCTATGGGGAATGGGCAATATTCGGGGACCCCAAGTGGAGGTACGGCCCTGCATCTAAGAAGGTTGGCCTTAACGTAGAGGGATACTGCGAGCTATTTAAAGAAATTGAAGAAGACCTAGGCATTGAAGTAATAGAGCGCATTGGTGACTCAAGGTTCTTTGCAAAGGAGAATGAAAACAATGATGACCTGTTTACTTCATTCTATGACTTTGGTCTAAGCTTTGTGCCGTCCAGCGGAGTAATGGAAGAGCAGGGCATTACTGCCCTCGATGATTGGTTTAACTATAACCCAAATGCTGGAGTAGACCTATCGAACCGACCGCTGTGCTACATACACGAGGACTGCGGAAACTTAATAGACAGCCTAATTAACTATAATTCTCAGGGTAAATCAGACGAAGCACTAAAGGATTTCTTCGATGTGATCCGATACCTAAGAATGTCAAACGGAGGAGAAGGTCCAGACTTTATAACTGACTCCTCTATGCAAGCAACCAGAACAAATAAAGGAGGATACTAATATGCCCAAGAAAAGAATTACAACAATAGCAGCAGAGAACGAACTAGAACTAGAATACCTCGTGGGGTTAATAGAAGATAAACTACCAGAGGATACTATTACTGGAGTCGGCAAGGGAAGATGGATTAATGAAGAGGGACAGGCAATGCTTGAAAAAGCAATTGACATTCCTGAGCTTACGCCTAAGATTCTTCGTGGAGTCGTGCACTCCAAGGCACCAAACAGAAGTTACCTGTACGTCTATATCAAAGAAATCAAAAAGAAAGTACCAGTAGTTATTCCAAGAAAACTTGAGAATCATTTACTTCCTGGCAAGAATGTAAACGTAGAAGTCATCACTGATGACAGGGGCACCTCCTATCGCTATGTCAGATAAGGATGACATAACTTTAGATCCAGAATGGATCGACGAACAAGTAAACAGGCTTGCGGGGTGGGAGTACTTAAATCGATATGTCAGGCACCAGATTGACAAACCAATGCGTCCAGAGGAATTGTGTGATAAAATTGGAGTTTACAAAGGACATATTCACGACATAAGTAAATCAGTAAAAAAACAATTAAATGCAAAATAAATCTACCTTTGAAGCTTTGACCTACGTTGAGGATTCGCCAGACATTTCTGCCCTACGCAACGCATACGATCAAACCGTAAATGAATTAGAAGCTTATTTTGATTTATGCCGTACTAGCTATGACGACCGCCGCAACTGGTGGCCAGGCAAAAGCCGTGATCACCGCAAGCACGGAGCAGATGCTTTCCCTTGGGAGGGAGCATCAGATACCGAAAGCCACGTTATTGACGAACGTATTACTCGCCTAGTATCCTTATTTGTTTCTTCGCTTAATCGCTCAAATATTCGTGCTTATCCAGTGGAGTCAACTGATCTCGCACGGGCAGAGATTGTATCTTCATTTCTTAAGTGGATGGTAACAAGTGGTTACATCCCTCGCTACAAGCGTGAAATGGAACTAGGTGCTAACTACCTGCTAGAGCGTGGACTACTTATTACTTACGTAGGCTGGCACTCAGAAGATCGACAGTTTCTACAAAAGCTTACCCTTGAGCAAATTGCAGAACTAGACCCAAATATTTTTGGGGCTGTGCAGTCAGGAGAAAATGACGATGAACTAGTGTTCATGCTGCAAAATATCTTTGACGGGGTAACAGATAAGCGAGCAAAGAAAGCACTAAAGGATCTACGCAAGTTCGGGGAAGCAGAGCTTCCTACAGTTCGCCGTCAGATTGACGCACCAGAGATTAAGACACTGGCACCAGACGGAGATTTCTTTTTCCCTGCCTATGTCACAGATCCGCAACGTGCACCTTACTGCTTTTGGAAAACTTACTATACGGCTCAAGAGCTTGAAAACAAAGTAGCAACAGCAGGATGGGACCCTGATTTCGTTGAATATATTATCGAGCACTTTCGTGGTGTTAATATAGATAGCGTAGAAAGAGAACAGGAAGGCCGCCGCAGTACTAGCTTGACCGATAACGCCTACGAGGCGAATGAACTAATAGAAATCGTGTATGCTTACCAGCGGTTGGTCGATCCTGAAGATGGTTCAGAGGGGATCTACTGCACTGTATTCCATAAGGGCTATAGCGGAGAAAACAATGAAGCACCTGCATATGCTAAGCGTGAACTGCTTAATGGCTATGAGGACTACCCAGTTGTAGTCACCAAGCTGTCTGAGGACAGCAAGCGTCTATACGATACAACTACGGTTCCTGATATTCTCCGTGGTATCCAGAACCAAGTAAAGGTAGAGCGTGACTCCCGCATTGACCGCAACAGCCTATCTACACTTCCTCCTATCCTGCACCCAGTAGGACAGGCACCAAGTGACTGGGGTCCAGGTCGTATGATTCCTTATCGCCGTAAGGGTGATCTGGACTTTGCTCCTACGCCTCCAGCTCCTGTTGGCTCAATTGAAATTGAGCAGACCCTAGAGGCTCTGGCTGACCGACTGGTCGGACTAGATGAAAAT